AAAAAATATCACTACTTTTACTCCCTTACTTTTTTTCTCTTTTTATTTATACTTTCACAAAAAAGGTTTATTTTGGCAGCATGGACACTAGATGAAGCAAAAAAATATTTAAAAGAAGCACTTGAAGCAAGAAGTAGAGTTTTAAAAAGCAGTGAATATGCTATTGGTGATAAAAAAACTAAAAGAGCAGAGCTTGAACAAATAAATACTGATATAACTTTTTGGAAAAAAGAGGTGGAAAAATTGGAAAGAATAGCGAATGGTAAAAGAGGTTTAACTATTGGATATGGAGTTAAAAGTTGATAAAACAAAATTTATTAGATAAGGCAATTGCTTTTTTAAGTCCAGAAAAAGGGTTAAGAAGATTACAAGCAAAAGCTACTTTAAGCTATTTTAATAACTCTTACGAGGGAGCAAGCACTACAAAAAAAACTTTAAAAAATTGGTTTGGTTCTCTTAAAAATTCAGATAGAGATGATTTACCTGCTTTAAAATTATTAAGAGCAAGAAGTAGAGATTTATATAGAAATGAACCACTTGTAACGGGTGCTATTGAGACTAATTTAGATAGTGTTGTTGGTGCTGGGTTAAAGGTGCAATCACAAATAAATTATGAATATATAGGAATTAGCGAAGAAAAAGCTATTGAATGGGAGAATGCGGCCGAGAGAGAATTTAATTTTTGGGCAAATAGTGTAAATGCTGATGCAAGTAGAAAAAAGAATTTTTTTGAATTACAAGCTGTTGCATTAGCAAGTGCTTTACTTAGTGGTGATGTATTTGTGATTTTACCTGGAATAAAAAGGGATTTTTGGCCTTATGAAACTACTATTAGTTTAATTGAAGCAGATAGAGTTTGTAATGAAAGTGATATGTTAGATACAGAAGAATTAGCTGGTGGAATAAAAACAAGTGCTTATGGTGAAGTTGTAGAGTATCACATTTTAAAATCACATCCAGGTGGATTAAGCCAAGAAAAAGAGTGGGTTAAATTTCCAGCTTGGGGTAAAAGTGGTAGAAAAAATGTAATACATCTTTTTAAACAAATAAGACCAGGGCAAAGAAGAGGAATTCCTTATCTTGCTCCTGTATTAAAACATCTTAAAGTGCTTGGAGATTATACAGATGCTGAACTTACAGCAGCACTTGTAAGTGCATTATTTACGGTATTTATAAAAAATGAAAATCCAGATATGCTTTTTGATAATGAAGGTGAATTAAAACTTGGAGCTGGAGCTATTGTAGGGCTTAATCCTATGGAAAGTATAGAAATAGCAGACCCTAAACGACCAAACTCTGCTTATGATGCTTTTATAAAAAGTATTATTGAACAAATTGGAGTAGGATTAAATCTACCTTATGAAATTTTAATGAAACATTTTGAATCTTCTTATACAGCAGCAAGAGCGAGTTTTTTAGAAGCTTGGAGAACTTTTAAAAGTAGAAGAGCTTGGTTTGTAAATGGATTTTGTCAGCCAATTTATGAAGCTGTAATTACCGAAGCAGTTTTACAAGGAAGACTTGAAGCACCTGGATTTTTAGATGACCCTTTTATGAAAGCAGCTTATTTACATACTACTTGGATGGGACCAGCCCCTGGACAAATAAATGAAAAAGTAGAAACAGCCGCAGCTGCTTTAAGAGTTCAAGAAGGATTTAGCACAAGAGCAAAAGAATCAGCTGAAATGAATGGAACTGATTTTGAAACTAATGTAAGAAAAGCAAAAAGGGAGAATAAAATGATGAAAGATAGTGGATTAAAGGAAGATAAATGATTTATCTATTAACTAAATTAACATCTAAACCTTGGCTTATGGAGGCTGAGTGGTTTAAAGTTATGACAAATATTATTACTCGAAAAGATATTAGCTCAAATTTAGAGACAACTTTTGCAAAACAAATAGAAAAAAGAGCTTTAAGTCTAAAAGAAGGTAGTAAAAAAGAGTTAAATTTTGTAGAAAAAAGAGGAAATATTGGTGTTTTAAATATTACAGGTCCTATTGTAAGATATGGTGGAATGATGGAACTTAGTGCTAATGTTAGAAGTTTAGAAACCTATTCAGAGGAATTTAAAATATTAGAAAATGACCATACGATAGATACAATAGTTTTAAATATAGATTCACCAGGTGGAGAAGCAGCTGGAATTGCTGAATTTGCTACTTATATTAGAAATTCTAAAAAAAAGGTGGTAGCTTTTATTGATGATTTAGGTGCTAGTGCTGCTTATTGGATAGCAAGTGCGACAAAAGAGATATATGCTTCACAAACTGCTTTTGTAGGAAGTATAGGGGTTGTATTTACACTAGTAAATGATGCTAAAAAACTAAAAAAGGAGGGATTAGAAAAAATTGAGATAGTTAGCACACAAAGTCCAAAAAAAAGACCTGATATTTCAAGTGATGAAGGTAAAAATCAAATTCAAACTTGGGCTGATGATTTAGGTAAAAAGTTTATAACAAGTGTAGCAAAATATAGAAGAGTATCAGAAGATACTGTATTAGAAAAGTTCGGTCAAGGTGATTTACTAATCGCAGATAAAGCAAAAGATGTAGGAATGATAGATGGTATTTCTACATTTGAAGGTTTAATCAAAAAATTACAAAAACAAGGAGCAAAAATGAGTAATTCAACTATGAGTATGCAAGATTTTAAAGCACAAAATCCATCACTTTTTGATGAGATTTTTAAAGCAGGAGCAACTGCTGAGAGAGAAAGAATTCAAGATATTGAAAATCTTGGTAATTTTACTGGATATGAAGAGATTGTAAGAAATATGAAGTTTGACGGAAAAAGCACAGCAGAAGCTGTAGAGCTTGCAGTTTTTAGAGCTGAGAGAGAAAAGAAAATGAAAGTTAAAGATGAATTTTTAGATGATGGTAAAAAAGCAGCAGCACTTTTAGCAGAAGCAGGTATGGCTGGTATAGAAGAAAAATCACAAACACCAAAGGCTTCTTCTATTTATGATGCAGTTTTAAATTCATTTAAAGGAGGAAAATAATGGGATTACTAATCGGAGACCCTATTGTTACAGATAGTGGTATTTTAGAAGAAGGACAAGATTTAAAAGCGGGAGCAGTGCTTGGAGTAGTAACTGATACAGGAAAATATAAACTAACAGCTACAAAAAATGGAGATGATGATGTAACTGATGGTAGTCAAAATCCTTATGCTGTGTTATTAGAAGATACAAAAGCAACAAGCGATAAAATTGTCCCTATCTTACTAATGGGGCAAATTGATGAAAATGAAATTAGTTTTGGTGAAGGGTGGGATATAGATACTTTAAAACCTACTCTTAGAAAAATATCTATTTTTACAAAAAAAACAATGTAAGGAGATTTTAAATGGATGAATTATTTGAAACAAGAGCATTGATTGGTGTCGCAAATCAAGTGCCAAGTGCTGGAGCATTTTTACAAAAGATGTTTTTTAAACAAGAAATAACAAGTGATAGTGAGCATGTAGATATTGTAGTTCAAAAAGGTAAAAGAAAATTAGCACCTTTTGTATCACCAAGAGTTCAAGGAAAAGTAGTAACAACTGCTAAAAAAACTATCAATTCATATAAACCTGCATATATTAAAGATAAATGGGTAACAGAAGCAGTTGATGTAATTACAAATTCTAATACAGTGTTTTATGCTGATGCTCAAAATGTGGCACAAAGAGTTGCTCAAAAAGTTACAGAAGAGATTCAAGAAAAAAAAGAAAATGTAATTAGAAGAATTGAATGGATGGCATCAAAAGTTCTGACTACTGGAAAAGTAGAAGTAAAAGGTGATGGAATTGATGATGTAATTGATTTTAATTTTGATGCTTCTCAAATTGTAGTTTTAGGAGATGATACTTGGGATAATGATGATGTAAATCCAATAAATATGATGAGAAAATGGAGAAGAGAAAGAATTCAAACTGGTGGTATTGCTCCAAATGTAGCAGTATTTGGTAGTGATGTAATTGATGCTTTTTTAAATAATCCAAATGTAAAAGAAGCTTTGGATTTAAGAAGAGTTGATAGAGGTATGATTGACCCACAATTATTACCAGAAGGTGTTACTTATTATGGATATATCAAAGAAATAGGAACAGATATTTATGGATATGATGAATGGTATATTGATGATAATGGTGTAGAACAACCTATGGTTCCTACAAAAGGTGTGATTTATGGTAGCACAAATGCAAAAGGAAAAAGAGTTTATGGAGCTATTAAAGATTTAAAAGCAATAAGCAATTCATCTTTAATTGCTACTAAATTTTTTGTAAAAAGTTGGGAAGTAGAAGACCCAAGTGCAAGATATATTCTTATACAATCAGCACCATTAGTTGTGCCAACTATTGTAGATGCTTTTATGTTTGCAACTGTTTTATAAGGAGTTTAGATGAAAGTTGAAGCAATTTTAAAAATAAGCACTAAAAAGGGATATAAATTCCCTGGTGAAGTGTTTGAAGTAAATAAAAAAGTAGCACAAAGACTTATTGAGCATGGAGCAGCAAGATTAGTTACTTCAAAATCAAATACTACAACAAACACTAATAGCAATACACCAACTCAACCAAAACAAAGTGGATTAAATGAGCTAAACAAAGAAGAACTTTTGAAATTAGCTTTGAAATTTGGAATTGAAATAGATGAAAATGGAGATATTTCAAAACAATTAAAAGATTTTATCCAAAAAGATGAAAATTACCATGAACTTTTAGATATGAATATTCAAGAGCTTAGGGATTTAATAAATGAATGATTTTTATGTAGATTATCAAAAAGACTTAGATGAAGTCTTTTTTGATGAATTTGCTATTAGTGCTAAATTAGAATGTCCCGAAACATCTAAAACTACAAAAGTTATACTTAACCAAGACCCTGATTTAGTATTAAATAATGAATTTGCTACAAAAGCATTATATTTTTATATCAAAAAAACAGACTTTATTTGTCCTTATCCAAAAATCAAGACAGATTTAGGAACTTTTAATATTTT